CGGATACATACAAGATCACGTTCACCAGTGGAGAACACACGACGTTCTCCGTATATAACGGCTTGAATGGCGTGGGCTCCGTCGATACGGTCAACGGCAAAGATCCGGACGATTCCGGGAATGTCGCGCTCACCGGCGCGGATATCCCGATGAGTACGGAGGATGAGACAACGCTCTCCGCGGCCATTGATGAGATGCAGCCGCTCACGCACGGGCTGCCGAAAACGCAGCCCGCAGAACTGCTGGGCACAAACCTCACCGGAGAAATTCCGGTGTACGTTTCCGGTGCAAACAAAAAGGCCACTTTAGAGCACCTTGCTTATACGTTTGACTACCATAGCGGCAGTGTTAAAAAGGTCAACGGTAAATCCCCGGACAGCGCCAGAAACGTGGAAGTCGTTGCCGCAGATATCCCCTATGTGTCCGGCTCGCAGGCCACGGTCAAATCCGTCCTCGACGCCAGACAGAAGGACGCAGTGCTTTTGACTGCCGTCGAGGATGTCGCGGACGGGGACTATTTCCCCTTCTACGATACCTCCGAAAAGATCACCCGGAAAACGCTCTGGTCGAACATCGTCACCAAAATCCGCTCGGCGCTTTTCGGCACGCTGAACGGCTTCTTAAAGGCGAACGGAAGCGGTACGCTTTCCGCTGTTTCGACTGTCCCCGTCGCCAATGGCGGCACGGGCGCGACCACAGCGGCAGCGGCGAGGGCGAATCTTAACGCTGCGTCTAACGCGAATGGAGCGATCGTTACGGCCAATCTCGGCGAGGGCGTTGTGACACGGGAGAAATTGGCGGCGGATGCTTTGGGCATCGCCATCGAATCACGATCTGACATTACGCCTTTTGCGGCCGAATGCAATGGGAAAATTTGTGTTGTCGCGCCATCTGCCAGCAGAAACTTCACGTTGACCTCCGAAGTCCTCGCGGCGCTACCGATTGGATGGGCCGTAACACTTATTAGAGGCGAAGTGGTGGGCGGCGTGACGTACACAGTCGGCTGGGAGGCTGATATCCCCGCAATCGACGGCAATGACCGGAAGATGTTATGGAGCGGCGCGGGGAGCATTTCCCTTGACCGCCCCGGCGACATGGTCACGATCACAAAGTGGCACAACCTTCCCAGAATCATCGTCATGGGCAACACGAATGTCCGCAACATCTACGCCGGAACGAGCGCGCCGAGCACCGGCACGGGCGCCGACGGCGACATTTATGTGCAATACACAAACTAAGGAGGAACAGAAAAATGATGAACGGCATTGACATCGCAGACCACCAGAGAGGAATCGACCTCACCAAAGTCCCCTGTGACTTTGTCATCTGCAAAGCCACGGGCGGCACGGGATACGTTTCCCCGGACTTCAAACGGCAGATCGAACAGGCGCTTTCGGAGGGTAAGTGCGTAGGCGCTTATCACTTCGCGCTGGACGGCTTCACCGGCACGACACCGGAGAGAGAAGCGCAGCATTTTCTGAGCGTAGTCGAGCCTTACCTCGGCAAGATCGTCCTTGCGCTTGACTGGGAAGCGAAGGCCGTGAAGCTCGGCTCCGATTGGGCCAAGCGCTGGCTGGACTACGTTTACGAAAAGACCGGCATCCGCGCCATGATCTACATGAGCAAGGGCACGGCCAACTCTAAGGTGTGGGCCGAGGTTGCTAAGAATCACCCTCTCTGGGTGGCGCAGTACGCGATCTCGACCGACAAAAACTACAAGAAAGGCTACACCCCGGTGCGCGGCTACCTCGCCGATCCGCCCGGAAACAAAAAAGTAGGACCGTGGGGCGAGAACATCACCATCCGCCAGTACACCTCCATGGGCTTTCTTGACGGCTATCCCCGCCGCCTTGACCTTAACCTGGCCTACATCGACCGCGCGGGCTGGGACAAGCTGTGCGGAAAAACTGCCGCGCCGGTGGAGCCGGAGACCCCGGTAAAGCCGACCGTTGACGAGCTGGCGCAGGAAGTGCTTACCGGCAAATGGGGCAACGGCGGAGAGCGCAAGCAGCGCCTTGAGGCTGCGGGCTATGACTACGAAGCAGTCCAGAAGCGCGTCAATGAGCTTCTCGCCAAGCAGGGCACGGGCGAGCCGACCACGCCGCCGACGTCCGATGAGCTGACCGCAGCCGAGATCGACGCTCTTGCCTACGCTGTCATCCGCGGCGACTACGGCAACGGAACGGTGCGCAAACAGAAGCTCGGCGACAAATACGATGCCGTCCAGAAGCGTGTCAACGAGATCGACGCGGAGCGGCGGAAATGAGAAAGAAGAAACAGACCGGCGAGCGGGCGATCGTCGGGTACGATTACTCCACGCCGGAGATGCGCGAGGAGACGGCGGACGCCCTCTTCCGGCGAGCGAAGAACGCCCGCACCGCCGTGGAGATCGAGTGGGAGAAGTGCAACGACTACTACAACGGGATCCACGACGCCTCGAAGGAGATGATCGAATACTGCCGCGCAAACGATGTGCCGTGGATCCCGGCGAACATGCCGGATCCGTACATCCTTGTGGAAAGCCAGATCGACCCGACCGTACCGGAACCGGAGTTTCGGGGCCGAGACAACGATCTCGACAGCCAGAAGGCGAAGCAGCGCGAATTTGCCGTGCGCTACATCACGGAGAACAACCGTCTCGCCGATATGAACACGCGCAACGAACGAAGATTGCTGAAACTCGGGGACGCCTTCTGGAAGGCGTACTGGGACAAGGACATGCGCTGCGGCGTAAACGAGGGGGATATCCGGATCAAGGATATCCCCACGGAGGCGATCTTCCCGGATCCCGCCATCCGCGACGGCGGCTTGCAGGACGGGCAGTATGTGGACTATGTGTACACGATGCACCGGGTGAAGTTCTGCCAGGTGTTCCGCCGCGAGCTGGAGAAGCTGGGTCTCACGGCGGACGATATCCTCACGGCGGACTACGTTTCCCGCACCGGCGTATTCGATCTCACGACGGCGGTGAACGATCTGGACGACACGGTGCAGGTGCTCGAGCATTGGTTCCGGCAGCCGGTCGAAACGACGGAGGACGGCGAGACGATCCCTGCCGGGGCGGTGGCGTGCTCGATCCTCGCGGGAGGGCGGGAGCTGAAGTACATCCCGAACTACTGGAAGAGGACGTGCAAACAGAACCAGCTCTTCCCGTTCGCGCACTACTGGCGCATACAGGACGAGAACCGATTCTGGAACAGGAGCGAGCTTATGCCGGTCCTTGATCTCGTGGACGCTGCCGACCGGAAGCTCGCCATGAACATTCTGAACGACACGTTCCTCGCCAATGACATTCTTCTCGTGGAGGACAGCGCGCTCGCGGACGGCGAGGAATTCACCAATGAGCCGGGAGCTGTGGTGCATCTCAAGCAGGGGCGCATGGGCGGCGTGCAGCGGCTCGGCGGATTGCAGAGCATCGCAAACGGTTCGATGGGCGTGGATTTCTTCAAGCAGCAGATCGAGCGGGCGTCAAGAAACTACGACACCAACACCGGCAAGGAAGCGAGCCGCGTTACGACGGCGACCGGCCTTGCCATGATGCGGCAGGACGCGCAGAGCCAGGCGGACATCAAGGGCGCGGACCGCAACGCCGGGTTCGAGCGGCTCTATGAGCTGCTCGACTGGCTGGCGCTGGAATTTTTCGACGATGACCGGATGCTGTTCATCGGCGCGGACGAGACGAAGGACCGCGCGGCGCAGACGATGCAGTTCAACGCCGACAACTTCTGGGACACCATGCCGGCTGTGACGGACAAGGCCGGGAACGTTGTGCGGGAGGAGTGGAAGTACTTCCCGCGCGTGGACGTGACGATCACGGCGGGCGACAGCATCGCCCACGGCAAGGCGCAGACGCTCCAGACGCTGCAGGCGCTCACGCAGAGCCAGGTGACGGCGGAGAACTGGAAGCTCTTTGCCGCGCAGCTGGATCTCATCAATCTGCCGGGTAAGCAGGAGATCATCGACGAATGGCAGCGGAGATTCGGCGCGACAATCCCTCAGTCGCCTGCGGCGACAGCTCCCTTTGCACAAGGGAGCCAGGAGAGCGGAATACCGGGGGCGCAGACGCTCCCGCTGCTGGGAGGTGCGCCGGTATGAAGTGCCCGAAATGCGGCATTGAGATGACGAAGAAGAACGCAGCGGAATGGGAGTGCCGCAACCCGAAGTGCGTTCGCTATCAGGGAGGAAAGAAGAATGGCAAGTAAAACGCCGTATATGTGGGACAATGGATCCGGAACGACCGGGCAGATGCCGTCCAGCGGAGGAACACAGAAGAACGGTTACAGCAAGGACTATACCGACGCGATCAAAAACGGTACATACACTCCGCCGGGATATCACCGCGACGGCTTCGGTCTCCTTCTGCCGGGCTCGGAGCCTCCGGGCGGGTTTTCGCAGGATACCATTGAAACGGTCGCGAAAAACATGGAGACGAAAAAGAACACGCCGCCATCAAATTCCAATCAGCAGCCGAGCACGCCCTCGACCGGCAGGGACAGGGTGACGTACATCGACAACGACGGCAACGCACAGAAAGGAACGACGGAAGGCACGACGGAAGAGACGCCGAGCGAAACACCGACGGAGCCGCAGAGAACGTATCTGGACGATCTCAGGGACCAGTACCAGAAGATGTACGACGACGCGGTGAAGGCCAACAACGACGCGGCGAAGGCCGCGGCGGAGCGCGCTCTCGCGCAGGTGGAACAGGGGATCGGCGAGCTGGGCGACCAGTACGGCAGTCTCAACAAGCAGCTCTACCGGGACTACATGGAATCCCTGCGCGTGCTGCCGCAGGAGATGGCCGCGAGAGGCTACAGCGGCGGCATGAGCGAGTCCGCCCGGCTGGGGCTGGACACGGCCTATGGAGAGCGGCTGAACGAGAACGAGGCTGCGCGCATCGCCGCCATTATGCAGCTGCGGCAGCAGGGCGCGGACGCCGAGTATCAGGCAAACGCCGCGCGGGACCAGGCAAATGCGGAAGCGCAGCAGAATCTCTACGCCAACATGATGAATCTCATTCTTCAGCAGCAGCAGGACGCCGCGACGAAGGCGCAGAACATGGCGCAGTACGGCGACTTTTCCGGCTATCTCGATCTCGGCTACTCGCAGAGCCAGATCGACGCGATGCAAAAGGCGTGGATCGCCGCCAATCCGGAGATGGCGCAGGCGCTCGGATACGTCAAGGCGTCGGAGACGGCGGCCGGGTCGAGCGGAGGATCCGGAAGTTACGGCGGATCCAGCGGCAGCAGCGGGAGCGGCCGTGGGAAGGACATAGCATCGTATTACGACAAAGTGAATGCTCTTCTGGCAAACGGAGCGACGCTCGCGGAAATCCAGGCGGCGCTGGCGAAAGAGGCCACGGTGAATAAGTCTCTGACGGAAGACCAAGCGGGCGACGTAATGCTATATGCAAATTATGCGAAGAGAATAGCGCCGACGATCGGAGATAAAAACCCGTCACTTGATTCTTTCAATCAGTACAGAAAACAGTACATCTGAAACCTCAAAAACGGAGGAAAAAATGAACGCATTAGACGATCTTCTGAAAAAGAAAACCGGAGGAAGCCGAACGGCTTCCTCCGGAAGTGCTTCCGGAGAAAAGCCGGTGAGCTACGTGGACGCGCTGCTTGAAAGCAAAAAAGGCGGAAACGCGGATAGCCAGCTCCTGTATACAAACGCTCTGAAAGCCTCGCAGGGCCAGAGCACCATGCAGACGCCATACGCCGACGCTGCGGCGCAGATAAAGAGCGGGACGAACAACAACTTTTTCCACGGCATCGCGGGCATCTTTGAAAAGGCCGCAGCGGGCGCAAAGGAAGGTCTGCGCACCGGCTTGAACGAGGCGGGGTACCGCGCACAGGCGGCAAATCCGCTCAATGCGGCGGACGACGCCTACTACAAGGCCATGTGGGAGCAGACCACGGGGCGGAAAACCGGCGTAGAGATCCCGGCGGACACCCGCACACAGCAGCAGAAGGATCTCGACGAGTATATGGGCGTCGCGGATCTCAAAAACGACAGAGCGAGAGCCATGCAGCGCGCCGCCGAAAAAGGATACGAGCGTCTCGACAAAGAGGGCGTGAAGACCGCCTTCCAGCGCGACAACACATATCAGGAGAGAGTGGACCAGAGATACGCCGATCTCGGCCCCAAGTGGCAGCAGGCCATGAGTATTGCCGAAAGCGTGGGCAACCAGGCGCTCCCGATGGCCGGGCGGCTCATCGGCACGGCGCTTCTGGGCGAAAAGGGCGGCGAGGCGTTCCAGAGCTTTCTCTTCTTCAACCAGGCGTCCGGCGCGGCGATCGAGGAAGCGCTGGAAGACGGCGCAAGCTGGGACAAAGCGCTGACCTACGGCACGGTGATCGGCTCCATCGAGGCAGCAACGGAAGCCGCCGGAGATATGGCGAACAAGCTGACGATCAAAGCCGCCGGGAAATATCTGCCGAAGGAGCAGTTTACCAAGGCGCTCATCGGAACGCTCACGAGCAGCAAGACGATGCGCACCGTACTGACGCTGCTTGGACAGATGAACGGCGAGGGTCTGGAAGAGGTCGCCTCGGACCTCGTTTCCCCGTTTGCCAAGAGCATCTATAACGGCAAAACGCTCGGCGAAAACTGGATGGATGACGTGACGATCCGGGGACTGTGGGAAAGCTATCTCGCCGGTGCGATCTCCGGAGGATTTCTCTCCGGCATCGACGGCGCTGTGAACGGGCGGTTCCGGGCGCAGAACGAGAGCTACGCCAACGAGACCGTCAACGCGAAGATCGAAGAGGCGCGCGCCTCCATGAAGGAGAACGGCCTTTTCAACAGCGAGACACGCGAGAAGATCATAGACGCCGGCACGGAGCTCGGTGCGCTGGAAACGCAGCAGCAGACCGCGGCGCAGGAAGCGCGCGAGCACATGCAGATGATCCGCGAGATGCAAAGAGCGCTGCGCGGGGATGTAGGAGCGCAGGAGCGTATTTCGCGTATGCAGGAGGGTACTTATACCACCGGGGCGCAAAACGCGCCTGTGGGCGCGCAGAGGGCGCAAAACGAAGGGATCAGCACGACGCCCGCGGCGGCGATCAATATTCAGGAGGGAATGAACAATGGACAGAGTTCTTATCACCGGGAAGAAAGCGGGGCTGCTTATGTCGGTTCCCGCGGACAAGCTGCGGAAGGCGCCGAAGGAGGGCTACAAGCTCTCGCCGGAGGCCGAACGGAAGTTCAACGAGGCGTGGGAACGGACGCGCAGGCGGATCTACGGCAAGTAACGCCGGCGCAGCTCGGCATTCGGGACGGCGGCACGGAGACCGTGACCGTCGTGGATGCGCAGAAGCTCGGCGGCGAGGCAAAGAGCGCCTACGACGCGGTGCGGGAGACCGGGCTTGAGCCGGTAGCGGTGCGCGGGGCGATCCAGATCTCAAACGGCTACGCGAACGCCTATACCGAGAGCGGGAGGGTGTTCTTCCGCGTGGACGCCGCGGACAGCGCAGGAAATGTCATCAGCCCGGAGATGCTGGTGCAGCACGAGCTGTTCCACAACTATGCATCCGAGGAAGTTATCCGCGCGACAGATGAGGTGATCCGCGAGAGCATGACCGCCGAGGAATACGACGCCATGCGGGATGCCTATAAAGCGGACTACGCAGGGGTCTACGATTTCGCAAATATGAGCGTGGACGAGATCGAGCGGCTGCTCACCGAGGAGATCGCGGCGGACGCTTACGCGGGGCTGAACTGGTTCTCCGGCGAAGCGCCGGTACAGGCGGCCGTGCGCGCCGAGACAGAAAGAAACGCCCCTGCCCAGAGGGCAGAGGCGCAGCAGGAGACGACGGGGCCGCCGGAAGGACGCGCAAGCATTGTGACGCTCCCGGACGGCAAGAAGTATGTACAGGCTGACCGACAGGTGATCTTCGGGAATGACCCGGGCAGCTGGGCCGACCAGATCGAAGGATACATCAACCGGAAGATACGCAACGGCGAAGATGTGATCCTCACGACAGATTCCGGTGATGTGCTGAAGATTACGAAGGATACCGCCGGGAAGGCGAGCTTCAGGAACTATGTTCCCGGCGAAAACGGGACAATGCGAAGAATGTCGGACACGGAATATGAGGCGAAGCTGAACGCCGAAGCGCATATTGACGAGCTGGCACAAATCTCTGAAAAGAATAATCAAAAACCAGCAGCGGACGAAATTGGAACAAACGGGAAACCGATTCACGGTGAGCTTGCAAAAAACGGCTGGTATTATCGAACGGCGTGGTTTTCTGATTTTGACGGACAATACTACCGAGTGACGATATCCACTGCTGACGGAAACAACGGGGTCGTTGTGTACAACGTGGGAAAAATAGAGAAGAGAACCTCTCCCACCAAAAAACGCGGCTCTTCCGATTCCGTTACCGAAACCGGCGCTCGACAGGAGAAATCCTCTTCTACGGCTACTATACGCCAGACAGAGGGAAATAGTCAAGAAAAATCTTCCGGCCGGGCGAGCATTGTGGTTCTTCCGGACGGCAAGAAGTATGTACAGGCCGACCGGCAGGTAATCTTCGGGAATGACCCGAGCAGCTGGGCCGACCAGATCGAAGGATACATCAACCGGAAGATCCGCAACGGCGAGGACGTGATACTCACGACGGATTCCGGGGACGTGCTAAAGATCACGAAGGATACCGCCGGAAAGGCAAGCTTCCGGAACTATGTGACGGACGAGAGCGGACGCCGCCGTCCGATGACCGATTCGGAATACGAGACGAAGCTGAACGCCGAGGCGCATATAGACGAGCTCGCAAAGGTGTCCGAGCGGGTCAACAAAAACGCCAGACCGGATGAGACTTCAACAGACGGACGCCCGATTCACGGGAAGTTTGCGGAAAACGGCTGGCTGTACCGTGAGGCGTGGTTCCAAGACTTTGATGGGCAGTACTACAAGGTAACGATATCTATTGCAGACGGGAATAATGGCGTGGTCGTGTATAACGTGGGGAAAATGGAGAAGAGGACGTCCCCCGCCAGAAAGCACGGCTCTTCCGATTCCGTTACCGAAACCGGCGCTCAACAGGAGAAATCCTCTTCTACGGCTACTATACGCCAGACGGAGGGAAATAGTCAAGAAAAATCTTCCGGCAGGGCGAGCGTAGCGGGCATTCGAGCCGGGACCGCAGACCGGGAGGCGCTGCGCCGCGCGGAAGCAATGGAGCAGAGCGGGACGGACAACGAGACCATCCGGCAGGAAACGGGCTGGTACCGCGGCATGGATGGCCAGTGGCGGTTTGAGATCGACGATTCCGGCGCAGCCTATGACCGCAACGGAGAAGCACAGTATCGCCGCGAGAACCCGCAGTACGAAAAGTACAACGAACTGACGGGGAAATTTATTCAGGGAACGATCACGGAAAGTGAACTTACTGAGCTTCAAAAGCTGGGCAAAGAAAATCCGGAATATGGATTTGCCAGAAGAGACCTGACGGCGCGGCTGAGCAACAGAACGGCAACACTCCGGGATGTTCTGCGGCACGATGCACTCTTTGAAGCCTATCCGGAGCTTGCGGCGGTGAGGGTCGTATTCTCAGAGCGGCTGCCGGGAAGAACGAAGGGCGTATACGACTCGGTAGCAAATACGATCTACCTGAACGCGGATATTCGAAATAATTCTGACAAAGTCCTTGATGTTTTGCTGCATGAAGCGCAGCACAGGATCCAAAAGCTGGAAGACTTCGAGGGCGGAGCGAGCCCGCTTTTCTGGAGCGCTGGGCAGGAACGCGCCGCGGCAATAGAAAAATACAGGAAAAACCGCGAATCACTGCTCGAAAGCCTGAGCACGGAAGAGAAAGCGCTGTATGATGAGTACCGAAGGGTTGAGCAGGAATCGCTCGACGCAGCAGAGGCGCTGGAATATGAGCTCGTGATAGAGCTTGGAGAGCGGCAGGACGAAATCCGCGGGCGGTTGTCTCAGACGGGGTGGTTTAAAAAGCTCGACGGATACGACCGGATCCTCAGCGGCGAAACGGATGCAGCAAATGTGTTCTACCAGAACACCGCCGGAGAGATTGAAGCGAGAGACGCCACCTCCCGCCGCCGGATGAGCGCCGAGGAGCGAAAAAATACGCCGCCCGATCTGGGCGACGCGGATACCGTGTTTGCGGATGGGAATACGACGAGCTATAGCATCGATGAGAACTTCGGAAAGA